AATTGTAAGCAGCATTATAAGCAGATTTAGAATTTGTTAAAGCAGTCTGAGCGCTATTTAATGCGTTGCTACGATTTAGTAAATCCGCATTTTCCACAAAATTTTGGCGTTTGGCTGCAATTGAGTTCGCGTTAGCTTGGATATAGTTTGCGGTAGAGTCGTTGATGATTGTTAAATTTTTTCCGCTCGTGTCCATGATACCATAAGGCATTGCGTAACGTTTACCTTTTAAATCGCGATCACTTTTTTCGCCTCGTTGAGGATTAAAGAAATAACCATTTAAAATTTTATCTGGCGTGTAATCCTGTTGACTCCATGTATTATACGGGTAAATACCTGCCCAACTTTGGTTATAATCCCCGACAGCACCGAGCAACATCAGCGAGTTTGTGGGTTTGCCTTCTTTGTTGTTTGACGTACGCCCGAAAAGCGCGGGGTCATAGGTGTAACTATTGCCCCAAAAATCCGAGAGCTCGACTTCGATAATTTCACGACGTAATAGCGTATTTTCTATTTTTGGTGTGAGTTTGTTAAGCGTATCCTCACCTAGTGTTATTTTAATGTATTGTTTAATACGTGCGAGACAGTTTTCTCGCATGTCACCGACTTCGATGATTTTTGGCGCGGCTCTGAATTGCTTGTCGACATTGATAAGCCAGAATTTAGCGTCCGAAACTGTTCCGTCTCCGCCTCCGCTTGGTGTTCCTGCGACGAGTCCGTTAATCTGTGCGCCTTTTGCTACGTCAGGCGGTAAACAGATTGACGACACGTGACTTGCTGGTACGGTGTACGTTTGTTGAGCTACGACTTGCCCTGCGACTCCGTTTTGTTCTAAGACTGTCATTTTTGTGCCGTCGTAGCCTAAAAGTACGGCTGTGTGTCCATACTCCGAGATGGCAGGCGATTGAAATGGCTTGATGTTTACAATAGCACCGACAGCTTTTTTGAGGTCTTCCGCCGTCGGGTTGAGCTTGACAGCCCAGCCATACTTAGCCCAATCATAGCCCACGCCGATATTTGCTGCCGCGTTTGTGTCACCGATTGCGCCTGCTAAGCCTTCGATGCCTGCTCCAAGTCCTGGGGCTGGTTGTCCGTTGTCACGAAAGAGCTTACAATAAAGCGACACAAAACCGTAACACTGACCATTACCGACGCGTCGTCCAAGATAGCCTTTAGCCTGTGCTAATACTTTTTCTGTAAGCACTGCCTTCGGTTTTTCATTTTTATCCGATGCGGTCGGTTTGTCGTTATTTGGTTGCCCGTTAGAGTTACCGTCACTCGTAGTTTCGTTAAATGTCTTTTTAATGAGTGGTAAGTACTTTTGAGCGTATGCCTGACGCTTGGCGATATTGTCGTAGCCTCCACGCTCCCAACGGGTGAGCCATGCGGTAACGTTATTCGCTACGCTGTCATGGGAGGAAAGAATAGCTTTTGCCGTGTTTGCGTCTCCCTCAGAAAACATAAATTGAACCTGCGCGTCCATGTCCCACCATGTCATGCCTTTTGATCTTGCAAAGTCAAAGAGCGCTTTGGCACGAGGCCCCGTCCATTGTCCGAGACCAAGCCCAATCCAGTGCTTACCGCCAGCTTGATATGCCGATTGATTTAATCCTATGCTGTACTTAGCTTGAAAACCGCCCCAACCGCCGAAAAGTCCTTCCGCTGTCGGGTCGTCTTTAGCTACCGCCCAATTGTAAGGTGGACGCGATGCGAAATCCGCTTCATATCGTTTAGCCGTTACGTCCGACTCACCACCGAAACACCCGATAGCCCCTGCGATACCTTCGACTGTCGCTGTCGGTAGATTTTTTTTCACGGCTCTGGTAAATTTTATGACGCGTTCTTCCGCTGTGCCTTCAGGGCCTCCGACGCTGACAGCGGATGACGATAAACTTCCACCGCTCGTATTTCCACCGATGGCGACAACAGTGTAATTATTAGGCGACTCTGTTTTAATTTTGACGATTCCGTTAGCTCTGTCATAATCGTAGTCTAAGCCCACGTAGCGTGAGTAGTACATATTTACAATGTTATTATTTGCAAATTTTTTGACAGAATTAAGATCATTGAAATCGATGCTGAACGGCTGACCGTTGACCGTGAAACCGAAACAATCCGCGAATAAATCGTACATTGATTTACCTGCGTAGCTCTTGCCGTTAATTTCAAAAGCTAGTGATTTATTATCTGCCATATTTACAGGTACAAGATAATAATTTAGTGATTTTGTCGTTCCGCTAACTGAAAAGCGGTACGAATTAGGAATCCCTTGAAAATTAAATCCTGGCTTAGTTGCTATAACAAGCCAATCAACAAGATCATCAACAGGATATTTAGAAACAGATTGCTTTGTCCCAAAATCGAAACCTTGAGCCGCTGTGATAGGGCGTGATTTTGTTGACGTTTCATGACGCTGAAAGATTGTCGCGCTGATTTTATTCGCTGGGCTTGTCACCATGTTTTGGTAAGTGTTCCACAAGTCGAGCTCATAAATTATGCGAGTTGTGTTCTCGTTTATGTAAACCGCGTTATATACAAACGCGTAATACATTTTACCCGCATTTTGAAAACGCATATAGGTCGCATAATCGAATTTTTCACGGCGTCCTGTGACGTAGATTTCACCAGTCTTCTCGATAAATTGAAAATTATCCGCTTTATAAATAGCGTGTAACTGTGCGTTATTCGGATTGTCAAAATACGCATTTTGTTTCGCTTGATTTTTAAAGTTGATAACGTTTTGATAATCGCTTCTAAATGGCGAAATGTCGTAAATTGTTATTTTTGTTGTTTCTTTTACCAACGTTTTAAAGTCCTTTCTAAACACTAAATAAAATAGTGTTAGCTTTTTAACTAACACTATTATATCATACTTTGTACTATTGCGCTAGTACAAGTGCCTCTTTTTAGTTGCCAATTTCGGTCTGACCGACCCACGAACCACCGTGACGGATGCGGTGTTTACCTTGTCCGCTTGCGCCTCGGTCAGCGTTGCTCATCGTACTCACGTCGCTCCACGTTCCGCCTTTGCGGATTTTAAACCAGCCGTTGTGGATTTGGTGGCTCTTAAATGTGCCACTTTTACGAGTCGCCCACGGGCGAAACTCAGGCGGTGGAAAGTAGGCGATAGCGTCAAACCAAAGCTCTATTTTATTATCACCGCTTGGATCAGCCGCGAGGTCGTCAAAACGGAGAAGCTTAATTCCTACGTGTTGCATATGTTCTTTCGCAAACTCACTTTTTTTAATAGTTAGAATAGGAACAGAACCGAACACCGTAGCGCCTCCGAATTGTTGATTATAACTATAACCAACGCCCGACTGGTAGCGAATGTCGACAAGTGTTTGACCGTTTGCATTTACGAGAGAATCGTGAACAGGGAAAGGAGTACCACGGCGTAGGCTTGTAATTGTCAAGCCGTATCCGCTGACGCCCTTGACTTTAATTTTAATCTCATCGGTAGTCTCTTCAATGTCGTAGTCAAAACTTACTCGCGTGTCGATTGTTTCATTTTCGGGAGATCCAACGGTGTAAGCGTTATACATGTGAAAAATAGAAGTGTTACCCTCGTACGAGACGCCTTTATACGTTCCGCCTTGAATCACGACAGGTTTGAGCTGAAAATCTACGCGACCGCCGTTTTTAAGTTGTACCATACTTAAACACCTCCAGCCAAGTCGTCCTCAGTTTGTCCGTTATTTGTGCGAATAAAGTGTCCGCCATCCGTCGCTCCACCGAATACGTTAATATTACCTGTCGCAATATTGCGGTCTGGTTTAAGGTTACCATTTTCCCAAGCGCCTGAGCGTCTAAGGTTGTCAATAATTTTATTAAGGTTATTTTCAATTTCGGTGATACCGAGCTTGTCTTTTAGGTCTTTCAAAAATGCTGGGTCGTTGAGCAACTCTTTGAGGTAGTCTTTAAACCATTTCTGCATCTCAGGATCATGCATAATATCTTTCAAGTATTCCTTGAAAAATTCGCGCATGTCTGGATCTCGGAGAATATCTTTCAAATAATTCTTAAACCATTGTTTTAAATCTGAATTTAGAACATCTTTGAGCAAGTCACTGAAAATCTTACGAAATTCTGTCGAATGTGCAAAACGACGGATTAACTCAGGAATAAGATATTCTAAGAGGTCGATTAAGGCGTTTTTAAAATCTTCAAACTCGTTTTCAAGAGCTGTGAAGTCGTCCAAGAGTTGCTTAAATGCACGTTGTAGCCAGGCGATAAGCTCGTAAATACTATTCGCATTATCGAACGACGTCGGAAGCTCTGGAATTAAGCCAAAGCGTTCAATCCAGTACTGGCTATAACGCCCGCGGTAATTTTTGAAAAAGTCTTCATTTTCGTTAAACATAATCAATCACCTCTTTTTTAGTAAACTGTTTTAAGAATAGGTGGTACTTTTGTGCCAGGCTCTAGCAATTCGCTCGCTTTAATTGTTTCAACTTCCGCGGTGTCGGTGTTGTACGTTTTAATATTAAAGTCAAGCAACGCTTGAGCATCTGCTTTATTACCGCTGAACGTGACCGACGTACCTACTACGCTTACATGGACAGGGAGCCAATATTCTCCCATATCCACAAGTAATCCGTCCGAAACAATAACTCCGCTGTCAATGTCGTCTTGCGTAAAATTCGTACGTCCTTTCGCTTGTGAAAGTTGGAGAAGTGCTTTCGCAGGCGTGAGCGGTGGGAATTTAAGCCAGTCGCGAATTTTGATCAAGTCGGTCGCAAAATTCTTTTCATACGATGCGAAGTGGATGTCCGTCACAATGTTCGTAAGTACACGGTTTTCGGCGTCGTATTTGAGTGAAACGAATAATCCTGTTCCGCCATTTAATCCACCGAGTTGAGAAGTTTTCAGTCCGTGACTAAAATCGTGTGTTGAGTTGTCTTCATAACCTGTTTTGTTTACGTGCTCTTGATCGTACGTTACCGTAACTGTTTCTCCTCCGACGACAAAATCCACAGATTCCAGACCCGTTTGACGCGTGCGTTCTTGCATAATTGCGCGCTTAGATTCGTCGGTGACTTTCAACGGTTCAGCGCTGTTGCTTGTATTAGCGTTCTTTAATTTCTCAGCGAGTGCGTCAATCGCTTTTTTAAGTTCTCCGTCAGCTGTTTTACTAGCTTCTCCGAGTTTTGTGACTGCGTCCGTCACGCTTGCAATGTCTGAAATTTCTTTCGTTTTAGCGTCTTCGAGCTTTTTAGCTAAATCATCAACTTTAGCTTCAGTTGCGTCAGCTTTTGTTTTCGCTTCGTTTGCTTTGTCTTGTGCTTCAGCCGCGCGGTCTTGTGCGTCCTGAACAGCGACACCTAAAGCATCAAAGTCAGGAAGCGCTGGTTTTGCAACTTCAAGACGAATTTCTCCGACTTCTCGCGTAAAGTCAAGAGAGTCGATATTGTTGTCATTTTGTTTTAATGCAATAGTTAAAGTAACGTTGTCGCTAACTGACAAGCTGACAGCGTTTGAATTGTCTAAATCTGTATAGAGTTCTACGCGTTTCAATCCTTCAACGCGTCCGTTATGCTTTTTAGCAATATCGCGACTTTCTTCGCTAACATACAATTTTGCGACTTTTGGCAACTTAGACAAAATTTCTTTAATGTTGTCAGTGTCCGTTTTCAAAAGTTTGTCAGCGCCTTCAGACGCTTCTTGCAATTTTGCGAGAGCGTCTTTAACGTCCGCAATTTGCGTAATAGCGGTAGTAGCTTTTTGATCCGCAAGTCCAGCTTTTTCTGCTGCTTTGTCAGCTTTGTCTTTTGCTTCTTTAGCATCATTTAAAGCTTTTGTTAAATCAGCCTCAATTAATGTACCGTCAATAACTGCTTTATCTTTAGTTTTATTAATGCTGAGATATTTGCCAGCCGTTTCGAGAGCTAGACCGCGATAATCGTGACCGAGTGCGACTGATTTTTTAGGGTCATCCGTTCCTTCATCCGCTGTTGTAATAGTCGTAGTGACAAATGGCGTACCGTTGACTTCGTTTACTTTGTCTGGATCTGCTTTAACTTTAAGCTTAAAGTCTCCGTCGCGTTCTGAAAAGTCGACGCTTGTAAGCGCATCTTTACCGCTGACAGAAATGTCTTTAATTTTTTGATGTTGTTGAAATTGAATTGTCTTAGATACTGGTAAAGGTCGTTTAGTTGATTTAGTCATAATTTTTTTCCTCGTTTTCTATAAATGTAAATGACATAGTTTTTGGATGCAATTCCGCGAGCTGTTTTAAATAGAGGACAGCTTGCAAAAGCATTTTTTTGCTTTGTTTGTTGTACGCTATTTCAGCGTAGCTATAACCGTCAGCCGTTTTTTTGTCAATAATTTTATGAGTGAACGTGTACGTGATAGCCTGAAAAGCAGTCGTAGCTCTCGCACAATCTTCACGCCCCGTGGCACTGTGGCCTTTTACCGTTAGGCGGAGGCTTGTTGCGGTCATTTCCGCGTTTATTGTAATCATAGTTTTTCGTGCCCCCGTCCTCCAACCATTGAGACACGCTTTTCACCGTCGCGGTTATTTGATACGGTGAGATTAAATTTGTCCCAGTCTTTCAAATAATGCACCCAGCCTGGCTTTTTGAGTCCTCGGCTGTTGTTGTCATACCACACGATCCCGATTTCTTCCCAGCTTTCCGCGTCGTCCCACGGTTTGTCGTAATTAGCTTTAAATTTAAAATTATTTGACGTTAGAACGCCGTTATCCCAGTGCGTCAGCTCGTTGATAATTGGAATCCTACTAAAGTACTCATTGTCGTCAATAACTCGCCCAAAGCCTTTTAATTTTGACTTAGATAAAAGCTTATCTTTACTGTAATAAACGCCTAAAATTTTAAAGCGGATAACGCACAAACAATTAAGCTCGTCTCCTGACGTTGTCACTGATGTAATCGGTTTGTTTACAACTTTCGAACGTGTGGATGTGATGCCCCAATGTTCAGCCGTGCTCTTGTCAGCGTAGTAGTACATTACCGCGCGAGCTTTGACGTACAAGTTTTTTAAGCGTTTACCATAGCGTGGATTAGTGACTTTAAAATAGTACAGCTCGTCAGGCTCAGGTGTAAAATCTTGAGGTACTTTAATTAAAAGCTGAGCTGGGTATTTATCATAGCTTACTAAATTGTCATTAGCAATTGTTAATTCTCGCATATTTTGTCCTTTCTAGTCACCACACTTGTAAAAAGAGCGGTTCCAAAATGTTGAAGATTTCGAATGTCAGGTCTTCCATTTGCGCGAGTTGATTGTAACGCTGAGCGAGTTGACCACCCGCCCATCCGTGCGTGTATGAATGGTGGTCTTCTTTGCCTTTAGCGTTCCCCTCACCGAGCGCGTTTGCATAGTCAATCGCTCCGTACTTTTGGTCATGGTCGTTATCATAAGTTATGCTCAGATGTTCCTGTGGTGTCGTGTTTGAGATTGAGAGCGTGTGACTGTCATTTTTAGAGCTTCCGTCGTTATACATGTTTGTGTCTTGGTTCATTTGATCCAAAGACATATTTTTAAGCGTGTCACGAACTTTGAACAAGTTGAGACAGTCGGTGTTTAATTCTTGCTCAAGAAACACTTGAAAACGTGCGAACGTTTCAAAGCCAATCTCACGATTATAAAAGCGCTGACAGAATAATTTTTTAAAATCGTCATCAACGTATTGATTAAGATGCATGTCTTTAAATAGCTCATTAAAAGTTTGATCGATGATGACGTTATAGTGGAGAAAGTCGCCGTTTTCATCGACTGCTAGACCGTCAAGATTTCCAGTAACTGGATTACGATACCGAGATTTTAAAAATTGTTCAATAGTAGCGGTGGTGTTGTTCTGTGTCATGTTTGTAAACCTCCGTCAGCGTTGTCGTCAAGATTTTCGGTATTGAGGTCTTTTTCAACGTCTGCAAAATTGAAGCGTTGTACCCACTCGGCAGGCTCGACGTCAATGTTTAAACCGTAAGCCTCGTTAATGCGCTTGACTGCGTTTCGTCTTGACTTCCAACCTACTTCAATATTAGCTGAGATAATACCAGCGTTCGAAATTGCTTCAGCGGTAACTAAGCGCTCTGCTTTGTCGACTGGATTGTTATTAATACCTATAAAGGTAAGTAGCTGATTAATAACACGATTCTTTTCATCGTGCAACTTGTCGAGAAGATACGGTGCATCTGTTCTAAAAACTTTGATACGGTCGTCCAATTGTTGGAAGTCCGCCGTCCCTGCCGCGTTCTTTTGCGTGTTAGCATAAACGACAGGCTCGAAGCTCTGAATTTTATTAAAAATATTTTTAAGACTGAGAACAGACTTTTCGTCAGCTAGTACAAAGAACGGCGTCACCTGAGCGTTACGGTTTAATTGAATTGTCATCTCAATATCTGCTAACTTTTCGCAATAGAGGTGAATATAGTCTAGGTACGGTTCAAAAAGGTTATTATTAGGAATAACAATACACGGTTTATCCGTTCGCGTCTCATCATGCATTTTTTGGAGTAAGTCAAAGTCACGCTTGCTGTATGCAATTTGCATCTTTGGAAAACGCATTTGTTGAGCAGCGTTTACAGGAAGATAAGTAGTAGGATAGTCGTAAATGTTCAACTCTTGTCCACGTGTTCCTCCTTGGACGACATATCCGAGCTGTTCGTCTTCGAAAAAGGCAACATGACCATTTTCTAAAAGCTTACGTTCTATAAATAGCTCGTCGAGGTCATTCGGTAAATTGTACCAAGAGAAGTAGTTGACCACAATATCGTAAAAATAATTAAAGTAGAAATTATACCACGCTGTACGGTTACGGTCGACAGTTGTTTTACTGTGATCAATACGTCCGAGTGTTTTTGTATATTCTTTTAAACTGTGATAATTTACAGTATTCAAATACTTTTCCTCGCTTTCTTTAATTTTATAAAAGCCCTAAACCCAAGCGGGCAGGGCTAGTAAAGGAATACTATTAGTCTTCCACGTAGAACATGTGAATGTTTTCGAAAAGTGAGAGACTAGTGAGGTAATGGTGATGGTAGAAGTAGTTGTAAGACATCGTTTTTGGATTGCGGATGCTTTCCATGTGTACCAACTTGTCTTTGAGGATGATCGAATTTTTAGAAACAAGGAAGGCAACAGGACGGCGTCCGTTATTTTGTCCAGCTCCAGTAAACTTGTCGAAAAAGTCAACCACAATTTGACGAGCTTGGACTGATGCTTTATCCATGTTAAACGCATTCGCGAGCATCAAGTCGATATCAGTAGAGTATTCCGCATCGATAATAAGATATTGATCTTCGAGAGGCGTTGCGTTAGGGACTCCGACAGGGTTATTTGAGTGAGCCTTATCACGTGAAGGAATGGTAAACTGTTTAGACTTAGCGATAATGTCTTTTACCATCTCTTCAATATAATTATTGTGAGTGGTATCGACTTTAGTACCTGCTACGGTAATTTGGTGAGCTGTACCAGCGTTGTCCGTGTAAGTAACTTCAGCAAGTGAATCGTTAAGCACTTGTTTTACTGCTGCATATTCATCAAGCGTGTCAGAGCTAATGAGAGACGTAAACATCTTGTCAATAAATTCATCAAAAGCCATGTCAGATGTGAAGGCTTTTTGAACCCAAGCGCGCTCGAATGTGCGGTCATAGCGGTATTCGTTATTAAGCTTGTGATAAAAGACTTCGATATCTGTATCCGCAAAAGCGAAAGGATGTCCGTTATCCTTAGCGTTAAAGTTATTACGTTCCGCTGGCGCTACGTAGATTTCTTCAAGCGTGTCACCAAACTCGAAAATTTCAGATTTGAAAATTGCAAGTGGGTTTTCGTACGTCAAAGCTTTTACAACGACAGAACCGATACGATTAATTAACTGCTCAAAAAATTCATTTTCGTGTACTTGAAATTGTTGTACAGGAATATTACTGTGATTGATAGCGCCTTTAAGAACAGGGATATCAGCCTGGTAGGCGTTGGAAGCCTTTTCGCGGATAGCGTTCAAAAGGTCAATGTTGCTTACATTTTGTCCAGTTTCAGCGGACATAAAGCGTGTAATTTTATTACTCATTTTATTCTTCTCCTTCTTCTACAGGGATTTTATTGTTTTCATTCACTTCGGTTGTTTCAAACTCGTCAGCGCGTTCAACGCGTTCAGGGTAATTTTGTTCGCGGTTTGCGGGGTTGTCCGATGGTGTTTCGAGAGCTTGTTCAACGTCGGTAGGTGCGTTAGTTTCTACGGCGCGATCAGCGTAAATAGCTTTTAGCTCGTCGCGACCGTACCAGTCAATTTTAGGTAAATTCATTTTTTTGGTGTCCTTTCTACTTAAAAGAGATCGTTAATTTGTGCAATTTTTGAGACTGCTTCTTTAGCTTCTTCAGCTGCTTCATTTTGTTTGCCAATCTGACGGTAAAGCGTGTTGTTGGATGCCATCAAGCCCTGGTTCTTTTTGTTAAGGTTTGCGACATCTTCGTTAAGCGTTGCCACGATTTCATCGATGGTACTTACAAAATCTTTTAATGTGATAAGATCCGCGAGAATTGATTCGATTTCATCGTCGTTGCCCACGCGTTCAGGGAGAGAGTCAAGAAGCTCTAAAGCGTCTTTAGTTTCAAAAGCTGTATCCATTGTGGAGAAGCCTCCTTTACATTTATTTGTACTATTATAATAACACAAGACAACAAATATGTCAAGTGGCTTGACACTTTTTGAGACTTGTGTTAAGATAATAATACAAGAAGCACCGATTGTGATTGACGTATAGCGTCAGGACGATTACGCATTGAGTTGCGCCTGGAGCTTTCGCATCTTGATCACATGCTCTGTCAGTCGCTCTCGATTCGTTTCTTCAGACAGTTTCCTTACGGAAGCTGTTTTTTTCATATATAAAAAATCCCCTTAGCCATCTCAGCTAAGGGGTAGTAGTGGTAGAGCTGTAATTGTAATAGATAAATAAGAAAGAAAGGAGATTTTATGATTTAATAAGAAAGGTGGTACTTCATGTAATATGACTCGTGTAATGTCCGAGATAGACGCTCTACCTTGCCTATCTCTGTACTATTATAATAACACACTAATGCAAATACGTCAAGCGTCAGGATACAAAAAAAAGAGCGTTTTTTATAAACGCCCCCTATAGCCTGAGTAGTGCCTGTAACTCTAACCAGTACCGACTAAAAACAGTACAAAAAAAAGAGCGTTGCACTACTAACGCCCCAGATTTTAGCGATACTCTGTAAGGTAATACCACTTAACCTTACATACCAATTATAGCAAACCTTTAAAAAATTGTCAATAGTCAAAATCGTCAATAGCTTTAATTTCAAAAGTAGTTGTGACAATGGACATACCGCCACGGCGACCAATCATTTTTTTGAGACCGTCAAACTTTTGACCAACCTTGAAATTTTCAAACGTTACCTGTTTTTTAACTGCGTCCGTCATGCCTGCCACTTTAACATGTAAAAAGCCGTCGGTTTTTTGAATTGCGTAGCATTTTTGACGGATATATTTAAAACGTGTACCCGTTACCTCTAAATCAAACGCACCGAGTTTTTTAGAGTCGACTTCAAATTTTACATTCTTAGTCGTCAAATGTACGGCGTCTGTATCGCTGTAAACGAAATTATCACGATGCATAAGAGCAACACTCACGATATATGTACGAGCAATAGAAGCGATAGCAGCAGTCATAGGCGCATAAATAGCTTTTACAAATGTATCGCGTCCTTTTTCATAAACGACACGCCCCGTCGTTTCATCAATGCGAGGATCTCGATTTGTAAGACGAGTCTTAGCACCAAACTTACCGTAAAGGCTCACGAGCATAGCTTTCGCGTGTTGACGGCTAAACGGAGTAGACGCTTCTTGTTTTTCAGCGTAGTACTTATTAACATACGTATCAAATAAGCCTCTGGCACCTGCAAATGTTACCTGTTTCAAAAAGACAAAATCTACGACATCATAGCTTTTAAGGAAAAGCTGATACTCAGTCCAAGTCATGCAAAACGTAGAGCGTCCTTTAGTTTCATAAGTAAGATGTCCATCGCTATACATACTATTTACCGTTTTCGCAAATGGAAAGAATCCGTCTTTTAATTCAAATTCACATTCAAAGCTAACGAATGAGACCTGAGATTCTAAAGGAGCTTTAGGCCACGTTGTATTAATTTCAACTGGCTTACCGTAAGGCAAGACAGCTGATTTTTGGATAAAGGCGTACATACTATTAATGTCGAAAACATTAATCTCGCCTTTGATGTCTTTATCAACGTATTTCGGAACGACGTAATTCCACCCCGATTTGTCAACTTCACGACATAGCGTATCGATATCGTCTGCAAGTTGTGGAAAATAGCTATCAAAAGCGTACCCCTGTTGTTTCATGATTTGCTTAAATTCATAGAGCGCTTGTGAAGCATTAGTAAAGCGAACGTGTTTGCCAGCGACGAAATATTCTTCGACCGCCTTACAAAAAACATCAATGTCGCTACCTGTGAGCTTAAATGTCTCACGCATAGCGTTAACATCACCATCAAAAACCTTTTTAAAATCTTTAATTTCAAAGCGGTAATCATTCACATAAAAACGCAACTCGTAAAACTCAAGACCAATTTGATTATCGTATTTAATACCGTTCTCGATAAAATAAGCGAGCAAAGTGTCAGCGACTTCAACGAGATTAGGAAAAAAGAGCGTGTGTACTGTGTTTGTATCGTTAAGCCCTTGACCCACCCAGGCTTTTAAAAAGCTACCGATAGTATCAAACGTAGTAGCGGTAGTAGTGAGACAACGTTTAAACGTAACGCTATTAAGTGTAACGCTTTCCGCGTTTTCGTTAGTCATATCCGCCACTGCCGCGTAAAAAGTGCGGTCAGTGCGGTTCTTTTTGTTATTTGTGGTATTCATAATAAAGTATCGCTTTCTTTATTTGTTATTTTTTGTGGTGTCGAGCTGAGCGACTGTAAGCGACCTTAGATGCACCTCGTACATCATCAAAAGTGCTGTCTATTTCGCTTACTTTAGTGCTGTCACTCATTTCGACTTTTTTACCGTCTGAGTCGTAAAACCATTCACGCAAGTTCTTAATATTCCATTGCATACGAGTTGATGGGTCTTTCAAACTGTCTACAAATTTCGTAGGACTTAAGAGCCTTACGCTTCGAATTGCGGCACGTGCGTTCTTTAATTGTGCATCTGTTGCGCCTGCCTTTTTCATAACTTTATAGCGAGACTCAAGAGCGCTGATATACTGGTTTTTTTTGTCTTTTGCATAGCCTGTTTTCATCTTGCGGACTTGCGTTTCATTCAATCTGCTAAATTTGCTTTTTTGTTCGCTTGCCCAATTTTTACCCATCGCCACGCCATCGGCTCGCCCACCGCCTTCAATTGTCGTGTCCATTTGTCGGAATAGCTGAAGCTTTTTCGTCGTAGATTCTCGGTAAATACCGCCCGTGTGAGGGTTGACCGCGAGATCCTTAGACGCATAGGCTTTCGTCTTAAGCTTACTCGCTACGCGTCGTACTGTCTTTGTATCCATCTCTTTACTTGATAAAGTATTAGTACCAAGAACAGCTTTAATCTCTTCGTCTTTTGCGCCCATTTTCGAGAGCTGATTTACACGACGTGTGATATATCCACGGTCACTACTTAAGCTTGTTTTTTTCTTAGCTGTCATAATCTAGTCCTTTCATAAATACCGTCATAGGAATATTCGAGGTAAGCTTTTTATATTCAATGTCCAAAACCTTAAAACCGTCGTATCCGTTTTCCTCGCAGTAATGAGCGTAGCGACGTTTTACCTCTGACTCTCTACGACGTAGCGCGAGTGTCATGTCATGTTGTGTCGTTGTTACATTGCCTTCGTTATCTACTTTGTAAACGTAGCCTTTTGCAAATGTAATCTCTCGTCGTACGCTCACTGTACGTTCGTTGTCGTCCATGTACTTGTAATAAACTTTACGCATAATGTTTTAATCCTTTTTGTTTTTCTTTACTATAAGTATACACCTAATCAGCTATCTTGTCAAGTGTAATACCCTGCTTTTTTTAAAAATGTTTATATGTTTTTATTTTAAATGATTGAAGAAATATTCAGCGTCCATGTTGTAATCTCTTGGCTCAATTGCTGACTTTTTACGTTTCGTCTTTGCGTATGCGTCAACTATATCAGAATAGCTTACATCTTTATCTTGCGAGAGTAGCAGTTCTAAACAAGCATCCACACGCTTAATCTTCAAATCTTTTGGCCCCGCCTTACGCATCCATGACTCAACTTTCTTCAATTGTTGTGGCGCTCGGTATGGATCCATTTTCATATTCCAGCAGTAAGACTTAATCAAGAGCCCTGCTGATTTAGGTAAAACACTATCAGGCATATAATAATCTAAAAACATATTCTTCTGATTCATTAAGTCCCTCACGTACCCTTGGTACGCTTTAAATAATTCTAGGCTTAGTGTTTCCATCTGGAGATTTTCTCCTTTCTGTTTTATCTACTATAAGTATAGCACTAATACAT